AACAAATCCGTGACTATGCGAAATCTGTTGGATGGACTGACCAAGAACTCAGTTCCGTATATGACTCTCGTGCTGTGGTTTCTTTGTATAAAGCAATGAAGTATGAGCAACTTCAAAAGAGTAAGCCTGAGTTAACCAAGAAACTCCAAGCTGCTCCCAAGATGATGCGTTCTGGGACTTCTGCGCCTCCTGCAAGGAACTCACAAGATAAACAGGTTATGCAACGTTTGCGTGAAACTGGAAAAGTCACTGACGCAGCCCGAGCATTTGAACGATTCTTTTAATTTTGGAGTTTTAAAATGGCTACATATCAAACGTACACCGCTATTGGTCAGCGTGAAGACCTTTCCGATGTTATCTATAACATCTCACCAACAGATACGCCCATGATTTCGTCTATTGGCAAAACCAAGGCTACTGCTGTTTACCACGAGTGGCAAACGGACTCACTTTCTGCCCCGAGTTTGAGTAATTTCGCTGTTGAAGGGGCGACGGCATCTGATGCCACTATGTCTCCAACAACTCGTGTTGGTAACCGCACTCAGATTGCACAGAAAACAATCAAGATTTCTGGCACTTTGCAATCAGTTGACAAAGCTGGTCGTAAGTCTGAAAAGGCTTATCAGTTGGCTAAGGCTTCTGCTGAAATCAAGCGCGACATGGAAACCACAGTTCTGAGCAACCAAATTGCTTCTAATGGTGATTCTTCTACTGCTCGTAAGCTGGGTGGTTTGCAAGCATGGTTGGCTACCAACGGTGACTTCGGTTCTGGCGGTTCTGCTGGTTCTGGTGGTACTACTGCCCGTACAGAAGGTACAAACCGCACTTTCACAGAAGACATCTTGAAGGCTGTCATCCGTGAAGTGTTCACTTCTGGTGGCAACGCTAAAGTCTTGATGGTCAACCCTGCGCACAAGCAAACCGTGTCAGCTTTTGCTGGTATCGCTGCTCAACGCTTCATGGCTCCTGCTAATACCCCCACCACTATCGTCGCGGCGGCTGATGTTTATTTGAGCGACTACGGTTCCGTTTCGGTTGTTCCGAATCGTATGATGTCTGCTACAAATAGCTGCGCAGAAGCTGCATTTGTGATCGACCCTGACATGGCCGCTGTTGCTTACTTGCGTCCTTTCCAAACCAACGAGTTGGCTGTAACTGGCGACAATGAGTCTACACAATTGCTGTGCGAGTACACATTGGAAGTTAAGAACGAAGCTGCTCATGGTATTGCAGCCGATCTGACACCTTAATATGGTGTAACTCAAAAATGCCTCAGACTAACCCTCTGGGGCATTTTCTTTTCTAGTCAAACTGTTAGAATTGAAGTATGCAAAATTACAAGCAAACCGCAGTTCATGCCGATGGCGAAGGTGGCATCGTTATTCAGACTCGACAAGATGTAACTGACATAGTTGAGCAGAATAAAAAAGAGTACAACTCGTACGATGAACGTGCAAGATGGTCTGACCATGTGTTTGGCAACAAAATTGCATCAATTCCATTGACTGTGATTGATGACATGAACAAACTAGGCATCATGCGTGGGTATGCAATAGTTGATGAAAAGCGTTTTGCGTGTTGGTTAAATGACCCATTAAATCGTGCATGGCGCACAAGACCGGGAGTAGTATGAGCTTCTCAACATATTCTGAACTACAGACAACAATCGCAGGATATTTGGCTCGTTCTGACCTGACGACACAAATTCCAGACTTTATCCGCTTGGCAGAATTGCGTTTGCGTAGAGACTTGCGCATTCGTCAGATGCTTACATCGACAACACTGACCTGCACGTCTGGCACGGCAACAATCTCTATTCCATCTGATTTCTTGGAAGTAAAGGATTTTGTGGTTGCTGGTAATCCTGTGATGCCATTGAACTATGAATCTCCATCATTGTTCTCTCGTAACTCACGAAGCATGGATGCTGGAAAACCATTGGACTACACAGTATTGGCGACAACATTTAAGTTGGCTCCTATTCCTGATTCTGGTTACACATTGAATCTGGTTTACTCCGCTGCACCTACATTCTTGAGTGACTCAAACACTACAAACACATTCTTGACTGTTTGTCCTGATTTGCTTTTGTATGCGTCTTTGCTAGAGGCAGAGCCATATTTAATGAATGACGCCCGTATCAACACATGGGGAACTATGTTTGATCGTGCAATGGGTTCTCTGACTCGTTCAGACGAAAAAGGCCAATACTCAGGCGTCCCTTTGGCAATGCGTAACACCTACATCTAATATGCCTACACAAAGAATCACATTTGGCGAGTGGATGCCTGATCAGCCGGGCATTTCTGGTGCTTTGACAGAAGCAAAGAATGTCGTTTCTTCTGCTATTGGATACGGGCCTATTCCATCTGCTGTAGCGTTTTCAGGTTCTGCTACTGAGAATCTTTTATCTCTGTACGCCGCAAAGAATCCAGATAGCACAACTCAGTTGTTTACTGCTGGTTTCACCAAGGTTTATACCTGTGACGGTGTAGGCGCTTTGACTCAGGTTAACACTGGATACACAGCTAGTGAGCGTCCTCGCTTTACTCAGTTTGGCAAGCGTGTGATCTTTGCTAACAACGCTGAAAAACTCCAGTCATGGACTCTTGGCAGTTCTACGGCATTTGCAGATTTGTCTTCTGATTCGCCTATTGCCAAGTATGTAACTGTCGTTCGTGATTTTGTTGTTGCGGCCAATACTTATGAATCATCGGCACAACAGCAGTATCGAGTACGTTGGTCTGATCTGAACAACGAAACCAATTGGACAACATCTTCGACAAGCCAAGCAGATTATCAGGACATTCCTGACGGCGGACAGATTGTTGGCATCCGTGGTGGTGAATTTGGTTTGATCTTTCTTGAGCGAGCTATCCACCGCATGACGTACATTGGTACGCCTTTCATTTTCCAGTTTGACAATATCTCCCGTAACAAGGGATGTATGGTCGCCGGTTCAATCACTCAGTATCAAGGAACGACATTCTTCCTATCGGATGATGGTTTCTATATGTGTGATGGACAAAACGTCATTCCAATCGGTGCTGAAAAGGTTGATAAGTTCTTCTTGAACGACGCATCTGAATCTGATTACACATCCATGAGTGCGGCGGTAGACCCAATCCGCAAGCTGGTGTTGTGGAACTATGCTTCAACAAGTGGTGATCGTAAGCTGCTGGTTTACAACTTCTCAACAAAGAAATGGACTTACGGCGATGCAGGTACAGACTACATTGCTGAGGCATCTAGTGCTAACGTCACATTGGAGCAGTTAGATAGCATCAACACGTCTATTGACGCTTTAACGACTACGCTTGACTCTCGCTTGTATGTTGGCGGTAAGTATTTCCTTGGCGGAACTTTTGGTAATCAGATCATGACTTACACAGGTGCAAGCCTGAGTGCTGACATCCAAACTGGTGACATTGACCTTGGTGCAAACTCTGTTGTGACGCTTGGCCGCCCACAGGTGGATAATGGTTCTGCTGATGTTTCCGTGGCCTCTAGGACGCTTTTAAGCCAATCTGTATCGTTTGGTACGGCTGTGTCTGCTGACGCTGAGAATCGTTGTTCTTTGCGGTCTGCTGGTCGGTATCACAGGATTCGTGTTCAGCCTACTGGTGTGAACTGGGAAAACGCTGTAGCCGTTGATATTGACATTGTTGCTCAAGGTGTTCGATGACAAGCCAATTTAGAACGCTTCCTGTATTTGGTGGTGACCAACGTGGTGTCGCTGAGATTGTCAATGGCATTATGAATGGCAAGACCAACAATACAGGGACTGTTACTCTGGCGACGGGTAATGCTACGTCTACGACTATTTACGATAGGCGTATTAGTGTTGACTCAAAGATTATTCTGATTCCATTTTCTAATGCGGCGGAATCAGATTCAGCGCCTTATGGGTCGTTTAGCAACAATACCGATCAACTTGCACCAAGCGCTGGCACATCGGCTGTAGTTGTTTTTGACACAACAGAGGAAAGTAGTGGTGTTTATCTTTCTAACACTACTCGTATCAACGTCAGAAATGCAGGTCTTTACAACTTCCAGTTTTCCATTCAATTGCAAAACAGCACAAATGATGGGCAATATGCGGATGTCTGGTTTAGGGTAAATGGCACTGATGTGGTTCGTTCTGGTAGCCGATTTGGTATGCCAGCAAGGAAAAGCACAGGCGACCCTAGCCATTTAATTGGCTCAATGAATATGTTTTTGGATTTGGCGGCTGGCGATTATGTAGAGATTGCCGGTGCTGTTTCTGATGTTGGCGTAACTTTGGAGAACTTCCCTGCTGATACAGGAATCCCAAGACCCTCAATTCCTGCTGCAATTGTTACGGCTCAGTTTATTGCACCTTACGCATATTCAAATGTCTATGTTTCGTCTCAAACTGCTGGTGAGGCTGTAGTTTCTCACTTTGCTAATAGTACGGCTGACAAGACATATGCGTATGTTGTAATTGGATAATTTATGTATAATGGATTCCGTGGATGACCCGCTATGGAATCCGAAACT